TTTGGATTCGCACACTTAGGCGACATTTGGCATCCGGCTTGGGCCATTATTGGTTGGGTCGTGTGGTTTGTTGTTCTTTGTGGCATTGGCAAAAAAATGGGATGGTAATATGGATAAACTAGCAAAAGCAATCGCAATAACCGCAGATGCATTTCGCCTCAAGCTTGACAAAGGTGGTGAACCGTACATTCTGCATTGCCTGCATGTTATGAACATCGTAGGCAAGAAGACTGAAAAAGATTCAGAAATGATGCAGATCGCTGTCATGCACGATTTAATCGAAGACACTGACTGGACACTTGCAGACCTGGAATCTGCTGGATTCAGCAAGCGAGTTGTCGCTGGTGTTGCAGCAATGACGCACGATCCGTATGAATCTTACGACGAATACATTCAAGTTATCGCAAAAAACGATGACGCTCGCAGAATTAAGCTGGTTGACTTGAAACACAACAGCGACATTACCCGCATGAAGGGACTGCGAGACAAAGACTTCGAACGTCTCAAGAAGTATCACAAAGCATTTGCTTTCCTGCGTGATTACAATCCTTCCCGCCACCGGACCAAGTAATGTTATCAGTTTGCAAATCAGTTTGGTCGTCGATACTCGAACGATATCATATCATTGATGTCATTGGAGTTATTACGATGGTACTCGCGTTTGCACAGTTTATTGGACTGTGGTACGCCTGGGGTTAATATGATTATAATTCTCGACAAAGAGCTTGACGAAGACAGCGTTAGAATGAGTCTCAATATGCGACAGATGGCTGATTTTATAATCGAGTTGGATGGTGATTCATATAAAATAATTAAGGACCGCGAAACTAATCTAGCGTCACAGTCTTTCCCAATTGAAGAAGCACCTGAAGAAATTAAGCAACGTGTGATTAGAATTATAAAATTCCGCGATGATGTGAGCACCGATGATTAGCGTACTCAAATCAGTTTGGTCTGTTGCTGGTCCGACGCAGCAGTTGAAAATTATTATTGTAATTAACATTACCTGTATGCTTTGTCTTTTCGCTTCTTATCTAAGCGGTGCTATTCCATTAGCTTTTGTCCAATTTGTAAATGTTGTTTTTTGGTTAGTAATGGGATCTATATTGCTATTTGGAAATTTCTGGCAGAAGAGAGCAAAATGAATAACGTTCTTAAATCATTATGGCAAAGCGACAACTTTGAATTTATTATTAATCTCCGTATGTGGGCCTTGATGTACGGAACTGTATCAGCAATAGCATTAGTAAAGGCAACCGAGTATATGAAATGAAGCTTTACGTAGACGACGATAGAGAATACCGCCCGACACCAGAAGGATGGGAGCGAGTATACAACGCAAAAGATGCGTATGAAATTCTAGCGACAGAAGAAGTAACACACTTGTCGCTTGACCATGACCTTGGAAGTCCAAATGATGACACGGGTTATGACATTATGAAGTGGATTGAGATGCGGGTAGAGATGGAAGGATTTCCTCTACCCGACATTAAATTCCACACTGCAAATCCAACAGGTCGGATAAACATGCAAGCGACCTTGGATGCTATTTTACGGAGACAGAGAAAATGAGCTGGGAATGGTGGGTATTACTTTGGTATTTGTCAGGTGCGTTAACTATCGGCGTTTTGATCCGTAACGATTGGGTTCAAGGCAACAGCATTAATCTTAGAGATTTCTTGCTGTCGATTATTTGGTCTGTTGCTGGAACAGCATTGATGCTTTTCATAATGTACATGGCATTTAAACAGTCGGACACTTGGCAAAACATAGACCGTGCATTAGATAGAACAGTAATCAAAGGTAAACAAAAGAATCCTGATAAATAACTGCATTACAGGATTTAAATTATGAGCGACATGAAAACACTTTTGGAAGCAGTCAAGAAGAACGACGTTGAAGAAATTAACGAATCTATTTTGCAAGAAAACGGCGACCATGCAGACGTAGCATACGAACTGGAAGAAATTAAAGAGCAGATCAAAATGCTAATGGGCGAAGCAATGGATATGATTCCACGTGATGGAATGTATGCATCTCGCGCTAGAAGTTACTGGTACGCACACATTTTAACAGCACTAGACGATGAAAGTGAATTCCTGGGCGGGTCCATGCATTCCATGCAAGACACAATCAACGAACTACGCGATGGCGGAGAAGATGAAGATTACTAAAGACGAAGGCCACACACCTTAACAAAACCCATATATAAGATTAAATCATAGCTGGCCTTTGCCAGCTATTTTTTTGATAAATAATAGTATGGTAGCAGTATTAAACGATTACATAGACGACGCAGGAACTAATCACGGTATTCCAAATATGCCGACTGACCGTTATTCACCTAACGGGTTAGCTCGTGTCACTCCAAAATCCAACAGAGGCGCAGCGTCTGAGGAATTTGCAGTATGGCAGGGTGCTAACATTGGACAATGCGAAGAAACTAGCTTTTCTGCAATTAAAGGCGGCGATGCATCCTGGACAGGCGGAACATATTTATTGTTCACTAACGGTACAGTAGATGGATACATCTGGTTTACATTTAATGGAGTTGGATCAGATCCAACACCAGGCGGTACTGCTCATGCAAGAATTGATATTGTAACCGCAGACACACCACGCAACGTAACCTCAAAGCTTTTCTTAGTAATGAGAAATTTAGCAGACACCCGCGTTGACATGGAAGGCACTGATTCAGTTAATGTAGCAAATATGATTCCAGGCGCTAGAACTGATGCGACTGCTGGCAACTTAACAGACAGCGTAATAACTGTCACAGTCCTACGCCAAGGCACTAACCCCGATGCTACACCTTGGGACGGTGTATTTACTGATCCAATCGACGACGCACAAGATCTAGCATACGCAGACGAATAACCATTTTTTTGCAAACTCAAAACTTTGATAAATAAGATTATAATTATTTTATTATTAATAGAGAGGATATAAAATTATGGCATATACAACAGTAAACGTTGGTACAACAGCTAACGATAACACTGGTGATCCGATTAGAACAGCATTTCAAACTTTAAATGCAAACTTCGTCACAGCCAATGACCGTTTCGCAAGCGATGCTGACATTGACATTGCTGCTAGTGGAATCACTGGTACAGCAGTTGACACAGACATTACCATTACAGCAAATGGTACAGGCAAGGTTATACTTGCTGGTGCCACAAACACAATCGTTAATGCTCTGTCAACTCCAGCATCTAACGTTGGTGTAGCAGGCGACACAGTTGGTGACGTTGCAATTGATGCAACATACATATATATCTGCGTTAGAGATTATGACGCAGGTGCAGATGCTTGGTTACGTTCAGCGATTTTCACTACGTTCTAAACAATGGGTCAACCAATCTGGCAAATTCGCAATTCGAATTTGGGCACGATAGCAGAGAATGTTTTCTTCGAGTTTGAATTAGAAGCAATAGACACCGACCTAGGGCCGGTGTCTTATTCTTTAATCGCAGGTGTGATGCCAGAAGGGATCCAGTTAGGCGGTACATCGATTTCCGGTATACCTATTAAAGTAACTGGAGTTCCAGCTGACGTAGAGGAAGATACCTCAAGTCAGTTCTCTATCAGAGCAACCACTACCACAAACGAAGTATCTGACATCACGTTAGATTTAACAGTCTCTGGACAAACTGTGCCAGAGTTGACTACGCCTTCAGGTTCACTTGGAACTTATTTTTACGGCGAATATGTTGACGTACAGATTGACGCAGTAGACGAAGACGAAAGCAACACCCTTTCTTGGAGTGTTGTTAACAATTCCTTACCGGACGGATTAGAATTAGTAGTAGACCCAGACAACGACCGCATAGCATACATACGCGGTTACCCTGTTCCAGCAACAGCACTACCTCCAGGTGTTGATCCTGGCTTTGACAATCAAAACTTTGAACCAGACCTAAGCGAATTTGGCTTTGACTTTGGACTAAATTCAGTTGACAAAGCATTTGAATTTACAATTTCAGTAAATGACGGCATTGGATTTGACTCCGGTACATATTCATTATTGCTACAAAGCACATTAATATTTTACAGTGCTGACAACTTCTATCCAGACGTAGCATCTGACTCACTTACTATTGGAACAAGATATGTAATTGTTACAGCAGGTACAGGTGATTGGACAACAGTAGGCGCAGCTGACAGCGTAGTTGGTACTGAATTTATTTCCACTGGAACATCTGTTGGAGTAGGCGACGGTATTGCACGTAACACAGCAGGTATATCTGCAGACAGCGGACTTATTACAGCAGACGCAACAGTGTCAGATGGAAAGATTGATCCAATCATAATAACAGATGCACAGCATATCGGCGAATTCCTACACGACAACTATTTTACATTCTTAGTAGAAGCATTAGACTTCGAAGGCGACTTAGTTAATTTTAGAGAAGATTTAGAAGTTGGGGAAGCTTCTGGGCTTCCTTCAGGATTAATGCTTGATGCAACTACAGGTTGGATTTATGGATATCTCGATACCATCACTACAACAGAAGAAGATTATACTTTCAGTATCCAATCATTTAAAGTAGCAGACCCAACGTTTGAAAGTGACCCGGTAACATTTACCGTTACAATACAAAGCGACTTAGCTAACTCACTTGTTATCTCAACTCCATCAACTATGGAATTAAATAACGGCGACATAAGCGAACTAGCTATTGTAGCAGCGGCAAAAACAGAAGCAGACTTTAACGTTAGTTCTGACTCAGACAAAGTTACTGCTGACCAACCTTATCCAACTGCTGATCTTGACACAAGCGGAGGCGCAGTATCAATTAACCTAATTTATACGTTGGAGCCCGGCACTGGAGATTTACCTCCTGGTATGGCACTAACAAGCGACGGCCTACTTATTGGACGTCCAGACTTTAACCAGTTTGAACTTGACGACGGCGAGACAGAATTCGACGAAGGTGAAACAAACTGGGACGGCATCTTTACATTCGGCATTCGCATTACTGATGTAACGCTAGGTGTTATTGACCAAGTAGAAACATTTACAATTATTGTAAATCCATTAAATGAAGTTGCATTTGAGAACTTGTACCTAGTTTCAGGTCCAACTATCGAAGAGCGCACTATTTACAATACATTAATAAACAACACAACTATTATTCCAACAGAGAATTTATACAGAGCTAACGACTTATACTTTGGAACAGCAAGAGATTTAAGATTCCTATTAGCAGATGGACTTAATGCTGTTTCACGTTCACATTATTCCAAGACACTGGAAAGAAACCACTACACAAGACGTCTAAGCTTTAGTGATTTAAAAATTGTTAATGCGGAAGACGCTAATGGTGTAGTTAAGTATGAACTAATTTATGCAGACATTGTTGACAGACTAGAGAACAATGGCGAGAGTATCGGCCAACAGTTAATTGCTGATGGTGTTGGAACAGATGACTTAGCTAATCACGGCGTAGAAGTATATAACGCTACTGCTGACGAAGATGTAACAACAGCAGACAATGACGTATTAACAGCAGATGCAACAGTTGATTCAAACGTAACTATTTTTATCTACCCAGCAAGTTTGCAAAATATGCGCAACGTAATAATGACAGGCTCAGCTATTACTGTTGACACACATGATTATACAGCTGATAACACATGGCCAACAGCAGATCGAATTGACACAAGAATCGATCAGCTAAACCCAGACACATTACCAGATTGGATGACAACTATACAAGACGATGGACGTGCATTAGGCTGGGTTCCTGCTGTTCCTGTTGTATATTGTTTGCCGGGTCAAGCTTCACAGATCCTGTTTGATATTAACAGCTCAGGCTTTAACTTAAATGAAATAAGCTTTGACGTTGATCGCTATGTATGGGACAAGAACTTAACAAACGCTTCAATATACTTCTACTTCACATTGGATGACACACAAGCAGAATATGACGGCGTGTCGCCTAACGGATCTTTTGTTGGTGGATTGACCTTGTTCTGGGACTTTACTGGATACACTGCTGACAACGGTATTATATTAGCTGACAGCGATGGTACAAGCGCACCGTTCCCGAATGATGCTATCACTGCTGATGCTTCTAATGTAATCGGCGACCTTGTTAATCAGACAGCAGATAGTACAATTCTTCTAGCAGACGGTTCACAACCAACTGCTGACGTTAAGGACACAACTTACTCTGCAGGTGATACAATTCTAGTAGGCGGTGGCGCTGTAATTACTGTTGACGCTGTAGACCAAGTAGGCGATGTATCAGAATTTACTGTTTCGTCTGCAGGTACATACGCTGATTCAGATTATATAACAGCAGACAACGCTTTTGCAACTGCTGATTTTAATGCTGGTACAGGTGTCTTCTCAAATACAACCTATTCCCAAATATCAACAACTGGAACAGGTGAAGGATTTACAATTACTCCAGTACGTCAAGCAGACGAACCAGACTTGGGTGATGAGTATCTCAAATTCCCACAGACTAATATTTTACTCTGATAAATAAGCATAATAAAGAGAATTTAACATATGGCATCTAACATTGTTCCGGAGAATATTGACGGTGAATTTCCAGTAGCAGGTATCGACAACGATAGCCAAGGCTTCCGTACCAACTTTTCTAATACAAGCACTAACTTCACTGAAGCTAAAGCTGAGATTGAAGACTTACAGAATAAAGCTGTTTTAAAGTCACCGCTAGTAGGTGAGACAGTAGTTGACAATGATATGCTTGGCGAAACAATTAAGTCGCCTACGCTAATCGATTCACGTAGAACAATTTTTGCTCATTCATCTGTTGTTGGTACAATTGAAATTGATCACCAAAATGGTCACTATCAAACACTAAGAACAACAGGCCCAATTACTCTTACATTTGCTAACTTTCCTGGCACAGGCGGCGCTCCTACATTTGGATTCACTCGCGTTGAAATGGAAATTGCAGATGTTTCACACACTGTAACATTAGGCGCAGAAGTAAGCATTGGCGCAGCATTTATTGATGGATATGTTTCTAGCGGAACAATTGGAACTGATCCAGGCACAGTAACATTTGATGATATCGGAACTTATATTTTTGAATTTACAACAATAGATAGCACTACTTACACAGTACATGATTTTACACGTGGTTCATTGTCACTTGCATCAGGTATTAACAACATTGTTGAAGACACAAGCCCACAACTAGGTGGAGCATTAGATGTTAATACTTTTGCAATTACAACGTCAGAAGCAAACGGAGATATTGTTTTAACTCCAATTGGTACTGGTAATGTTGTAGTTGGTCCATTAACAATCGACGGCGACCAAGCAGTTGGCGTAGCACAAGATACCTATGCATTAGCATACGATAACGCTAGTGGATTAATGGCACTTCAACCACCGGGCTTTGGTATTCCACACTTTAAGAGCTATGCTGCTACAGCACTTAACACTGGCTCACATTACGTTGGTGGATTTTACGAGTTTGATGCGGCGGCCGCTACCTTAACAATGGGTGGTACAGAAACACAAGTATTCGGTGACACTGATAACGCTTATGCTGCTCACGCTTTTTGTGTTGCATCTGGTGCAGGTGGAACAGATTTAGTTCTTACAGTAACAGGTGTATCTATTACAGATGCGGGCGTAAGAAACGGCTCGGATTCAGAAGATATTGTGCTCGATACAGACGCAGCAGTTACTGATCAATATTTTGAAACTTCTAAAAAGTGGCTTGGCCCAGTAACATACACGTTGACAGGTTCAGCTGGTGCGTTCACATTTAACTACGGACTTTGCAAATACGAAGACTTTGGTAATAGAGCGTTTACTATTACAGATTTTGAATCAACAGGACTAGCAGAAGCAAACGAAACTGGATTGAATATTGAACTGCTACACCACGAAACAACTGCATTTGTATATTCTGCAGGCGCGTTTGATCCAAACCAAACAGCACTTATCAGCTTAGTAGGCGACCACGCTACAGACGACAATGTTGATATTGGTAACCATTTTGCTTATAAGCGAGCTGGATTATCTACAATGATTGATGGCGCTAACAGCGAAGGTGTAATTATTCGAGTTACTACAGCAGTAAATAACTCAATTACTTACATGAACTTCCACCTTGGCGTATCCTACACTTAAACGACAATAAATTTTTGGTAAGTAAAACACCTGTATAACTAAATATAAACAGGAGACATCATGTCAGACAACCACAATCAAGTAGATTTAAACAAATATGGCGAATTCGTAAATACTGTCTGTTCAGACGACAGCAAAGAATTTGAAGATTTCTTACAACGTCTAAACACGTTGGACGCGCAGGGATTCAACGTACCACAACTAATGACAGCAAGCATGGGCCTTTCGTCCGAGAGCGGCGAATTTAACGAAATTGTAAAGAAGACATTCTTCCATGGTGAAGATATGACAGACGACAAACGATTCCACATGAAGCGCGAACTAGGCGATGTTATTTGGTATTGGCTAGCAGCATGTTTAGCTATGGGATTCGATCCAAATGAGATTATCGAAATGAACAAAGAAAAATTAGAGAAACGATACCCAGGCGGAAAGTTCAGCATATACTATTCAGCTAACCGACAGGAAGGCGATATCTAATGGACCCGCGTTTAAAAGATCTAACTCAGCTAACTGATGCAGAGCTAACAGAAAAGATGACTAAGATCTTGGACCGTATGAATTTCGCAATGAACTACGGTAACACAGCTTTATATAACCAAGCAAATAATATCTACTTGGAATTAATAAATGAGCAATACCGTAGAGCACAAAAACCAGTAGCCGACGATGAAGAAGATCCGTTCGATGGCTTAATTAATATTAAAAAGAAATGATTAACGACACTATGTTTACAACTTCCATAACAGTAACAAATGTTGTGGAACGTGAGATATCACCTTTGAATATTGATGTAGAATTAAATCTAATATTCGGAATAGCAGATCCATATCATCAAGCTATTGGATTAGAACGTGTTAGATTCTTTCTAAATAATATTTTACACAAGGCAATCATTTGCGGCAGGGACAATGAAATAATCAGCGACTTGTATGGTATTACTGATACAAGGATAGTTGAATGTTGGGATGACCCTTGGGATCAATTTATTGCTTTAATGATTTTCTATAAAGTAACAGCAATTTTAGAAGGTGCTGCTACAGTTGAATATATTAAAGTAAGTGCCAAAACTCTTGCAGAAGATTTAGGTTTCACGTACTATGCAAAGGACTTCTCAGATGAAATGCTAGCAGCAGATTGGAGCAAAACCGATAAAGGTTCAGTATGGTATCGCCGCCCAGACACAACAATAAACGAAAACACTGATTTGGAAATGACTTGGAGAATGCTTGGCATGGACTGGATCGAAGACGCTAATGATCCAGAGTCAACATCACCCAACGTTAAAAAGTTTACACCAAAAATAATTAAATGATCCGCGTTGACATTAAGCAGTACATCCGAGACCACATGTGGTTTGGATATTACTACGACCCAAGGTTACCAGGACCAGCTATTCGTGTTAATAGTAAGCGTATCAGTGATAACTGGGTCTATTCACAATGGTGGACGCTTAGGTTGTGGCCTTGCTTACGAGAAGGAAAAGTTGTACCTAAATGGTGGATGGCCATATTTGATTACTTTGGATATGAAAAATGAGTTACGACGAATACGGACAACAATACTTAACTGAAGACGAGCTTGTGGAGATGATTCACATTAACCCTGACCTCGACCTAACTAAAGTATTGCTTGAAGAACCAAAGAAGTTTAACCATTTCAACCGCACGTTATACGCAGGCTTTCCAAAAATCACACGTTACAAAAGACCTGCATGTTCTGTCGAGGAATTTGACAAATCTAATCAAGCGCATTGGTATATGCCAAAAGAATATAAAAAGTTTGATATAGTGACATGGCTTTCCGATCAATGCGAGACACAAGAACAGTTTAATCGTGTAGCTGAAGAATTAGAACTGTATGATGAGCGCGACTTAATTCAGCTATTACAATTTTTGAAATACATGGTAGACACATTCCGAGAAGAAAAGGTAGTTTGGGGCGTAGGACGTGGATCAAGTGTATCCAGCTATGTATTGTACCTAATTGGTGTACACAAAGTTGACTCATTGAAATATAATTTAGATGTAGGTGAATTCCTCAGATAAATACCAGCATGAAAGGAATATCTGCGTACATATTAGATTCGATGGCCCGTAAAGTTTTGGCTTCAAAGTTTCCACCGAAGTTTGCAAAGTTTATTGGACATCACGTCACGCACCAATTCGGTGCAAGTGACAAAGACCCATTGCCGCCTGGAAGTCAATTCCAAGTTGTTGGATATGCTACAGCAGAAGATGGACTGGAAGCACTTGTAATCGCAATAGACGGCAATGTTAAGCGTCCAGACGGTAGCACTTATCATATAACATGGTCAATAGATCCTAGTCAGTACAAGCCTAAAGATTCCAATACAGTAATTAAAGAAAACGGGTACACAGAAGTAGACCCAATTGAAATTAAGATGGAGCCGGTGTTCTTACCATTTGGAAAATGAATACATTTAAAATGATAAAATGCGATGAGCCGACAGTCAATGATCGAGTTTATCTCGAAGAAGAAGTAGAGCTAGCAATAGCTAAATGGAATAAGATTGATTACGAAAGGCTAGGCGAAATGAACGATCATAATCCGGAGCCAGCACTTGCTATAAACTTGGATAGAGTTTCACACATAGTTAAAGATACATACATTGACGATGAAGGCTGGTGGATTGGAGTTATAGAACCGTTAGGAACTCCAATGGGAAATATATTAACGCAACTGCTAGAGTCTGGAATAAGACCTAAGCTGTTGCCAAGATCAACTGGGATGGTGAGCGATGACGGGAAAGTTACAGATATAGATATTATTTCGTTGGACTTTTCAGCAATAGCTGATGTACCCAAAGTAGACCCAGTAATAGAGGCAATAAATGGCTTACAGCGAAAAAGTACTTGATCATTATGAAAATCCCCGTAACGTTGGAGTTATGGAGGATGACAACACAGTTGGCACAGGTATGGTCGGAGCACCAGCTTGTGGTGACGTAATGAAATTACAGATTAAAGTGGACGATGGTGTTATTCAAGACGCTAAGTTTAAAACGTACGGTTGCGGTTCAGCAATTGCATCAAGCTCATTGGTAACAGAATGGGTTAAGGGCAAGACATTAGAAGACGCAGCCGAGATTAAGAATACACACATTGCAGAAGAACTGGCATTACCACCAGTTAAAATTCACTGCTCAGTATTAGCAGAAGATGCTATTGCAGCAGCTATACAGAATTATAAAGATAAACAGGAGTAACAATGGCAAAGCAACATAAATCAATGAGAGGCAAGGCGATTAACATGGATGCACTTCGCATCCAACACGAACAAGAGATAGCACTTGGAAACATGAGTGTTAACGCACGTGGCGACTTATTAGGTCCTGGCGGCAAGATTGTTAAAGATCATGCTACACGAGTACGCGAGGAAGCTGGGTTGCACACAATGCTACCAAACAAAGTTCCTGTTGTAACAAGTAAAGAAGCAGCAGAAAAGCGCGATACCGACGCTAAGGCTAAAGTAACTGAGAAGGAAATTGCTAACAAGATATTAGCTGACGCTGATATTCCAGTAGTTGACGCAGGACAAAAGCCGAAGGGTGGACTAGCAGCATCAATAGCAGAAGACGAGAAATAATATGACCCATATGTGGAAGGATAAGGAAGAGTATATCTTCGATATGCCAGGTAGCCGTATTAGTGATGTATATGAAAAGAATTCCCGAGTACCATTATGGCCTTACTTAAAAGCGCACAATCCAAAAATAACTGGAATGCGCTTTCACGAAACGATGCCTGGATTATATGTCGAAGTTGGACATCCAAAGTATCCTAAGGATTATCCATATTTTACAAACGAAGATCAAGCAACTCTATTAGAAACTTATATGAATTATGCCAATGCTACAATCGAAGACATGCAAGCTTGGTATAAACTAAAAAACGAAAAAGGTGAAATATGACAATAAGAGCAATTCGAGATCATGTCCTAGTGACGGACATGGAATTTAAAGAGCGCATAACGCAAAGTGGACTAATCATTCCAACCGACGACGCAACATCAGTTGGCATCCGCCCACGATGGGGTAGAGTTATTGCTGTTGGCGAAAACCAAAAAGATATCAGCGTAGGTCAATACGTTATGGTTAAACACGGACGTTGGACACGTGGTATTGAAATCGAAGGGCAAGTTGTCCGAAGAATCGATACGGACGATGTTTTGGTTGTAAGTGATGTAGCACACCTCGACGAAACAGAAGCAGGCGACGAGGTTGTAGTTGATTCATACCAACGCGACATTAACGAAATTTACGAATAGGAGAATACTATGAGCGAGCCAGGCGAACTTTGGGGGCACGATAGCGGGACCGATTTAACTATGTACAAGGTCGATCCAGAAAAAGTAAAAACGATAGAAGATGTGGTTGCAATTATCAATGCTCTTGCAATTAGAGTCAATAGAACGTATCCTGGCTTTGAAGACATAGCACATTTGCTAACAAAGGAAGAGTAATGGGTTGGGAAGATAAGAAAATCGAAGGTTCAAGTTATCATTGGTATGACTTGGACATAACTAAAATTGAAACTTTAGATGACGTTAAACATATTCTAAGCGCGATCGATTTTCATATCTCCGAACACCATCCAAAACTAAAAGATTTAAAACCGTATTTAAAAGTGAGGCCGCGTTATGGGCAAGGGAAGCAACAGACGTCCGATTAAAGTTCCACAAAAGCAAGCGGACGATAATTGGGACAGAATTTTCAAAAAGAAAGACAAAAAAGACAAAACCAAGTAAACTGTTTATCAGGAACAATAACAAATGAAAGATAACCTCTGGGTAGAAAAATACCGTCCAGCATCGTTGGACGGCTACGTATTTGTAGACAGCAACCAACAAGCTCAAATCGAAGGCTGGATTAAAAGCGGAGACATTCCGCATTTACTTTTCAGCGGATCAGCTGGAACTGGTAAGACTACACTTGCAAAAATACTAATCAATGAGATTGGCGTGAACGAATACGACATTCTCGAAGTCAACGCTTCTCGCAACAACACCGTAGAATATATCAAAAATACAATTATCAGCTTTGTATCTACAATGCCATATGGCGAATTCAAAGTTGTATTGCTTGATGAAGCAGATTATATGTCACACAACGCACAGGCTGTATTACGTGGAGTAATGGAAACATATGCGGACACAGCACGATTTATTTTAACGTGTAACTATCCGCATAAGGTGCTAGAAGCATTGCACAGCAGGTCACAGGGCTTCCACATTGCACAGCCAGATCACAACGAATTTACGGCAAGGGTAGCAGAGATCTTGCTTACAGAGGGCGTACAGTTCGAATTAGACGTCCTAGATAGCTATGTTAAAGCAACATATCCGGATCTGCGCAAATGTATTGGACTTGCACAAGCAAACTCAGCAACAGGAGAGTTGGTGCTTACTAAGTCTAGCGGGGGAGGTAGTGATTACAAGGTTAAAGCTGTTGAGCAGTTTAAAGCCGGTAATATACGACAGGCACGTAAGACATTATGTGACAACATTACAGCAAGTGATGTTGACGGACTTATCACATGGGCTTACAACAATTTAGATTTATGGTCTACTGAGGATGAAGGGCAAGATCAAGCAATCTTATACATACGCGACGCAGCGGCAAGAGCTCCGTTAGTTGCAGATCCTGAAATTAATCTCAGCGCACTTTTTATTGAACTAACAAGCATAGACTAAAGTGTCAGACGTAGAAACACAGATTGTAAATGGATGGACGCTGCTAGCTAACGAACAAGATATGCCAATGATAGAATCAGCGTGGTGCGCTCCACCAACAATCGAATTCAGACATTGGCAAGACTTTTTTATTGATGACATTACTCAATATTATTTAGATGAAGATAGTCCTCGTCGCATTGCAATTGACGCAGGGTCATCCGTAGGAATGTCAAGCTTGCCATTTGCAAAATATTATGAGCGAGTTCATTCTTTTGAGATTAATCCTGAGGTAAGGCATTGCTTCAGACAAAATACAAAAGGTGTGTCTAATATCACTAGACATGATTGTGGACTAAGTGACGCAGACACTAAGGTAAAGGTTAAAATTCAAACATATAGTGGAGGGACACATGTAAATCCAACACTTGGAAAAATTTCTCTACCTGTATGTAGACTTGATTCATTTAATTTTGAGAATGTTGATTTAATTAAATATGATGTTGAGAGACACGAACTAGAAGCAATTCACGGATCTAAGGAAACAATCTTACGATGCAAACCGTTGTTAATTATCGTCGAATACATGTATTTAGATAGAGATGAAACCAAACAAAGACAAGAGTTCCTTCGCTTAATGGATTCGTTGGGTTATATGTTGTTTGACGTCAGGCACTATGATTTAATTTTTAAACTAAAAACTAACAAAGGATAATAATAAATGGCTAGACCAAAAGATATATTTTTAATTGCACAATACGCAAAAGTACCGCGTGACAAATCAAAGACACGCGCACCCGGTTACATGAAAGATGATCAAAACATCAGTTATACTGAAAATGTTACCGTTACCCGTGGCTTAAAAGATCGAGACCTTAAGGCGGCAGTAATACTCAATTTGACTCAAAAAACAGTTCAAAAGTTTCGTTTTGAAGGCAAAGGTGACTGGGAATCGTTAGCTGCATACTACGCCAAGGGTTACCCGCAATACCTGAAGTTAATTGAACCTCAGCCAGAACCAACCGATGAAGAAGTTGATGCTGCCGCTGCTGTAAAAGTTGAAGTTGAAGAAGAGACTGTTACAGATGAATGAAGATGAACTAGGCGTGGACAATGACTTCATGGTCATCTATATCAAAGCATTAGCTGGAAGATTAGATGAAGACCAAGGTGTTATTGTTCATCACAATGAAACTGGTTTTGTTGTTTACAAAAACACAGTGAACAAAACTATGGGTATTCAAGAAG